GGGCGAGGGCCGCCGCATGGTTGGCTTGCGGCCGATCGGCACCATCACGCCGGCGCGGATCCGCGGCGAGCGCAAGTCCATGCGGCGGGTATTTGCATGAGGAAGAAGATCAAAAAAATAAAGATTTTCATTGTGATATTGCCGGACACCAGCATTGCCGTCATTACCGATTTGGCGATCGGCTGGGCGCCGGCCTATGAGTTTTTGATCGAGCAATGGCAGATGCCGGATCCGGCAAATGGAAATTCGTGAATTGCCGTCGGTCGTCGAGCCGGATTACTGGAACGTGGTGTTCCATTCGAGCGACGGCGTCTTGCCGCGGCTTGTGCTCGGCCGCTTTCAGCACGTTTCGGCCTTCACCTACATTCCCGGCTTTTCCGGCTGGATCCTCTACGACGTGCAATGGGCCGGCGTGCGCATCGCCATGCTGTCCAAGGTGGCGCACCTGGTCGCTTACACCCGCAATTGCACCGTGGTGAAGTTTACTCGCCGCTATGATCACATGCCGCTTTATACCCGTTTGGGCTTTTATTGCGTGCCGGCAATCAAGCATCTGATTGGTTTATCGTGCGTTGCCGTTTCTCCCGACGGGCTTTATCGGGCATTGATCGACAATGGCGGAATAATCCTCAATGAAAGTATCAAGCCCACCACCGCCGCCGCCGGATCCGATGCTCCAGCAGGAGCAGGAGCAGGCGCAAACTAATCTTGTTCATTCGATGCAGACCCAGAGCCAGGGCGACATGGCGTCGCTGATGGCGCGCTACGGCTCGCAATTGGCGCTCGCCGCCGGCACTCCACCGAACAAGTAAATGGCAACCAACGGCGCGCATCCGGCAACCACCAATGCCGCCCAGCAAGGCGGCGCGGTCAATACCGGGCTTGGCAGGACGCTAGAGCAGCAGGCCGTCTCGCGGCTCGCCGCCTGCCGCACCTGGAAAAGCTATATCGAGCTCGACATCAAGGAATGCTATTTCTTTGCCACGCCCAATCGGCAACGGCAGATTTCCTCTATGGTCATGCCGAGCCAGGCGCGCATGCTCGACGCGCCAGAACTCAATACCGACCAGGCGTTTATCTTCGTCCAGGATTTTCTCACCCAAATCATCAATGCCTATATGCCCGAGGCCGAGCCCTGGGCCGAGCGCACCCGCGGCATGTTTGTCGCCCCGCAAGTCTGGGACAAGGTCAAGGATCGCGTGAAGGCCGACGACAAATTGATCTTTGACGCTATTCGCGCCAGTAATTTCTATCCCGAAATTGCCAAGGCGTTCTATCCCGACCTCGCCATTTGCTGCGCCGGCGTCTGGATCGACCGGCCGCACCCGGCAATGCCAATCACGGTCTCGGCCATTCCGATCCGGGAACTGGAGATCGACCTTGGCCCTTACGGCGAGATCGATACCCGCTTTGCCGTCCGCTACACCCGCAACCATTACGTCCGCGAGCTCGTCGGCGAGGAAATCTGGTCCAAGATGGATCCGCAGCTCAAGGAGAAAGCCGACAACTCGCCGTCGGATCGCACGCAAGTCATTTGGGGCTTCTGGCGCGATTGGGAAGATAAAAGCGACGAGTGCTGGCAGGCCGTGGTGCTTTTGAGCAATCGATTGATCCACGACAATGTGCTCAAGGGCGAGGGTTCTTGCCCGCTGATTGTGTCGCGCTTTAATCCGACTTGCGATTGGCCGCACGCGCACGGCCCGCTCTATCAGGGCTTGCCGACGTTTCGCCAGATCGACGAGCTCGAGCAAATGAGGATCGAACATGCAACGCTTTCGTTCAAGCCGCCCATCACGTACCCTGATGATAGTTTCGCCGCGGTCGAAACCGGCGTCGAAGAAGGCATGGCCTATCCAATTCGGCCCGGCAGCGAAGGCGCCGTCAAGGCAATCTACACTCCGCCTCCCCCGGAAGTCGGAAACTACCAATACGAAGAAAAACTGAAGAACATGCGAAAGCTGTTCTTTATCGACCACCCCGAGCAAACCGGCGACACGCCGCCCACGGCAACGCAATGGATGGACGAGCTCGCGCGCGCGCAGCGCCGGCTCGGCACGCCCGGCATGTCGTTCTGGCGCGAGGGGCCGGCCGCGTATTTCCTGCGCTACAAGCATTTGCTCGAGCTCGCCGGCGTCATTGCGCCGTTGCGGGTTGACGGCCGCGCCGTCGCTACCATGCCGCGCAATCCGGCCCAGGCCGCCGCCGAACAGCAGGAAATCGTCAAGACGATGCAGCTTGCGACCTACCTGGCGCAGACGTTCCCCGAGGAATTCAAGATGTATATCGACGGCGCCGCCACCATGAAAAACCTGATCGACAAGGCGCGAGTGATTTTGATCAAGCTGCGCGATCCGGCCAAGGTGCAGCAGACCGTCGAGCAAATGTCCAAGATCCTGCAACCGCGGCCGGTCGGCGCCCAACCAGGCGGGCCGCCAATGATCGGGCCGGCGGCATAGAAAAAAACATGAGCGCCGAATTTACTACAGCGGAAATCAACGATGCCTGGGATCGCATTGCGCGAACGTCCGACGGGCAGATTATCTATCGGCATTTACAGAAATTGGTGATGGCGCTTTCGGCCGATGTGAGTGCGTTGCCAGTTCATGAGGGCGGTCGCATTTTGGCACGGAATTTGATGAGCCTGATGGCTCAGGGAATTGTTGATAGTGACCGATACGCCATCGCCTTCCCCGCTGGTAAGCCCGCCGGCATCGCTGCCACCCGCGGCGCCGGCCGCCGCATCAGCGCCGATCATTTCGTCCCCGGATACGACGTCGACCGCACCGGCACCGCAAGCGAGACCGGCCTCGCCGGCAACTCCGGCACCAGGACCGACGGGACCGGCAACGGCACCGGCGGCACCGGCTCGACCTGATTGGTTGCCGCAAAACTTCGCCGATCCGCCAGCATTTCGCGCTGATTACGATCGGCTCGCGGCTTTTGAAGCTGCGGACAAGGTAAGACGCTCAACGCTGCCGCCGTCGCCCAACGACTACAAGGCCGAGCTCCCGACCGATTTCAAAGTGCCGGACGGCATCAAATACGAATTCAACGCCAACGATCCGTTGCTCGCGCAAGCGCAGATGGTCGCGCACGAGGCCGGCTTGTCGCAAACGCAATTTTCCAAATTGCTCGCGCTCTATGCCGGCGGCCAGGTCTCGAGCGCCCAACAGATCCAGACGGCGCGCAATGCCGAAGTCGCCAAGCTCGGCGCCACCGGGCCGACGCGTATCGATGCGCTGACCACGTTCTTTCGCGCTTACCTTGGCGAGCAAGCCGGCACCCGGCGCATGCAGCGCATTTTTACCGCGCAAGACGTCCAGGACGCCGAAATGGAAGTATCGAAAATCACCAGCCAGGGCGGCGCCTCGTTCCGCGGCAATGGCCGCGAGCCGCCGAGCGAGCCCGGCCGATTGTCGGCCGAACAGATTTCAAAATTAACGCCGGCGCAGCGGCTCGATTACTCGCGCCAGTGGGACCAATCGACAATGCCGGCCTGGCGCGATCCGCGCGGCGGATGAAGGAGACTGAACGATGGCGATCTCAAATTTGATCACATTGCCGGAATACGCGAAGGGCTTCAGTAATGAGGACATTCGCCGAACAATTATAGAGATGTTCACCCAATATTCGGACGTGTTCGAGGTGATGCCGTTCGAGGGTTTACGCGGGTCAAAGTACGTTGGTTTTCGTGAAGCGGCACTGGCCAGCCCGCAATTCCGCGCAGTCAACGAAGCATCATCGACCGGGCACGGCATTATCCAGCCGTTCGATGAGGGCACGGCGATCATCGATCATGACATCGACATCGATCGCGCGATTGTCGATCGCCACGGACCGGAGCGCCGGAATTACGAAGAACGCATGGGCATCACGGCGTTCGCAAGACTTTGGATCGATACTTTCGTCAAAGGCGATCGCTCGGTTAATCCAAGAGTGTTCGACGGCTTGAATGTTCGTGCCGCAATGTTCGGCCGGCTGTTCAACAATTCGACCGCGTCGGGCGGCGCTGCGCTTTCGCTGCTCAATCTCGACCAGACCATCAACAACGTCTCGAAAAAGAGCGGCACCACCTACATTCTGGTGCCGTTCCTGTCACTCCCGTTATGGATACAAGCGGCGCGCACTACAACTTTAACGGGATTTGTGATGCAAACCTGGGACGAAGTGGGCATGCCGAAAATTTCCTATGGCGGCCATCGGCTCCTATGGGGCTACCCCAAGGATGACCAAGTCCCGGTCTTACAATTCAACGAGGTCGGCAACGGCGGCGGCTCGGCCGTCACTGCGTCGCTCTATGTGATGACATTAGGCGAGGGCATGTTGCGCGGCATCTATGTGCGCAATCTGACGCCGGAAGACGTCGGCCTGCTGCAAGACCGCAAGACCTATCGCACTCACATTTCCTGGGACGTGTCGATAGTCGATGAGCACAAATATTGTTTCGTGCGCCTCACGTCTTGGACCAACGCGGCAATCGTCGCCTAAGAGGATACAAACATGGCCCGCAGAAATTACGTTCTTGACGCGAATATGCTGGTCGACGATGGCACCGGCGCCCATTCCGCGGCCGGCTACGGCCAGGTCGGCGGTAGCCAAGGCATCGTCGACCTTGGCGGCAATCAGGGCATCACCATCACGCTGCCGTCGATCTCTAATGTGGCGACCATCACGCCGCAGCAGGCGCGCGGCGACTTTGCTTGCGTGATTTACGTCACCGCGATTACGCTGGCCGGTTCGGATATTTACAATATCACCCTGGTCGGCTCCAATTCGCCGACCTTTGCTTCCGGCAATGTCAATCTCGGCGCAATGGCATTCGGCCAGGCTGCGGCCTTTGTCTATCCCAATGCCGCGGTCACCGTGACGCCGCCCGGCGCCGGCAATTTCCCGTCGGGCTATCAATACGAGATCCTGTTTACTAACGAAGTGGCAAACACGCCCTACCAGTTCGTGTCGCCGTATTTTTCCGGCACGTTCGGATCGATCACCGCCAAGGTTTATGTTGCGGTGCTGCCGCGAGAGTAAAAATGAAAGTCCAGACCGGCGAATATTCGTCTTATTCGAACAACCTGATCGACGAGCACGGCAAGTCGAAGGTCTGGCTGTGGGATTGCGGCCCGGAAGAACCATTGCCGCCGACCGAGCCCGACCCGCCGGCAATGCCGATCACCGATCCGAAATATCACCTGGAGAACCTTCGGCACAAGCGCGCGGTCAAACGCTTCGAGGATGAACTTGTGATTTACGAGCGCAACGAAAGCGAATTTCGCCATTGGCACCTCAATGTGCGCGGGCCGGTTGAGCTCATGATGTGGTCCTGCGATGCCCGCGATGCGCTCGAGCACGACGCCAAGGCGGTTGCCGACAGTCGCCAGCAAAAGCCGCGCTATTACGTTTCGTCGCGCACCCGCGGTTATGAGCGGGCTAAAAATCTCGGATTACCTAATGGCGTCGAGCCCGGCGAGGGCCATCGCGAGAACCTCGAGCGGCAATTGGCCGGCGAGAAAGAGTTCGTCGAAATTCTCAAGAAAGATCCGCAATTCGGTCAGGAGAGCCGTCCATGATGCGACTAGCCAAATTAGCTCTCGCTACCGTATTTGCTTTGGCGCCGATCCCGGCAATTGCCGCGGCGTCGCTGCAAGTCACGCATGCCTTTGTGTGCACGCCCGAGGTTTCGGTCGGCACTGCCGGCCCGCGGCTTATCGTCAATACCTCGTCGACGGCCTCGCCGCAGCCGTCCTATCAAACCAATTCGCAGGGCTGCGCGCTGGTTGCCACGGCCGACGTCGGCTTTTTTCTGTCCCAAGGCTATACGTTCGGCGTCAATGAAGGCGTGCAGATCCAGAACGCGATCACTGCCACAACGACAGGCGCAACCTCGACCATCCAATTGCCGGCCTACGGCTTCGTTAAATACATCGTTATCGAGGAAACCGCCGGCGGCTCAATTACCGGCGGCGTCAGTGTCGGCGATAGCGGCTCGGCGACGCGATTTGCTTCGGCCGTGGCAGTTAGCGCCAACGCTAATACCGTTGTGGTGCCGACCAACTTGACCGGCTCGGCCAATACCGGCGTTCCGGCTGCTGATACTGTTCTTGTGGCGGGAACTTTTGCCGGCGGCGCGTCCCTCAATGTCACCGTGATATTCGGCTATTTCTGAGAAAAGTGGAGATCTCCCTGCACCATGCTCAACATCCGCCGTCGATCATGGTGTTACTGCGCTCTGGCATTCACCGGAGCGCTTTTCTTTGCCGGCGAGCTCGCGGCGCAAACCTCCGGTGTGCCGACTGGCGCCATCATTACCGGCAATGCTACTGGGTCGACCAGTGCGGTAGTCGGCACGCTGTCCGGTTTTGTCGGTAAGACCACCTATATCTGCGGCTTTTCGATTTCATCGACCGGCAGTGCGGCGGTTAGTCCGATCACCGTCGCCGGCATCGTTGGCTCCAACATGATATTTCAAAACCTGTCGGCCGGCGCCGGCATCTTGCAACAGGCGTTTTATCCCTGTGTGCCGGCAAGCGCGCCCAATACCGCGATTACCGTCACCACGACGGCGGACGGCACCGCGACCGCGGTCAACGTCAATTCCTGGGGATTTGTGCAATGAGCGAAGTCACCGATTTCATTGCGGCGATCGTTGCCATCGCCAAGGATCCCAAGGCTTGGGAAAAGCGCCTGGGCGATGCCGAGGATATTGCCAAGCAGCTTGCCGAGGCGCGCAAATTAAAGAAAGAGAACGATGAGGCCGCCAAGGCCGCCGCGACTGACCTTGAAACCGCGCGCTATGAGCGCGGCCAGGCCGAGCATGCCAGCCGCACCGTCGCCGGGCAATCGGCCGCCAATGACGCCCGCGAACGCGAGCTCAAGGCGCAGCAAACATCGCTGTCCGATCGGCGCGCTACATTCGAGCGCGAGGCGGCAAACTGGAAAGTAAATTATGAGCAGCGCGAGCACGATCTTGAGATGCGCGAGAAAATAGCCGCGAAAAAACTCAACGACGCGGAAAAACTAATGGCGGCCTATGACGAGGCCAAGCACAAAGCCGCATTGAAACTGGCAAGCTAGAGAATGAATGGCAAAGCTCTACATAGCCGAATATGGAACGATCGTCGGATTGCCGGCGACCGCCAACGGCCAGGTGCCGCTCGAGCCGCCGATCATCGAGCAAGTGCTCGATTTCACCGGCGGCCGCGTCATGTCCAATCCGTTTCAGCAATATACCCGCATGCTGCGGCTCCATTGCGATGCGATTTGCTCGTTGATCGTCGGCCCCAATCCGCAAGCTGCCACCACGTCGAACGGCCGTTGGGCCGCCAATCAGACCGAATATCGCGGCGTGCCGGAAGGCATGGGCTTTGTGGTCTCGGTAATAGGGAACACCTGACATGCCGTTCTTGAAAACATCAAACGACGGCGAGGTCTTTATCGATCATAGTGCCAGCCCCGGCATTCCCGCCGACCTGGCACAGCAAATGGGCCTGCCGTCGAACCTGGTCGGCGAGGGCCAGCGCATGACGGCGCCGACTTTGGCCTGTCCGCATTGCGGCGGCTGCGTGGTGCTCAATCCAATGCGCATTCGGGCGCGGGCGCATTGTTACAACTGCAATTCGTATATTTGCGACGGCTGCGCGGCGGCGATGCGCGATCCGAATTACATTCACCGCACCATCAGGCAAGTTGCCGACATGGTGCAAAGTGGCAAGTGGACAGTCTCGGGTTCGATGTCCAATCCTGTTCTAACCCCGACGGAGAAATGAAATGGCAAAGAGAGTGTTCGCGGCCCTTGGGCAGACGTTTACCGCGCAGCTTGCCGGCGGCGCCAACAACCTGACCAACGCGACCTATATGGGCATTCAGGGCGGCTCGGCGACGCAAATCATCGATGTGCTCGAGGTCTTGATCTCGGGCATGAATACATCTTCGGTTGTGGCCGCCATGATCTTGCAGCGCGCCTCGACGGTGGCGGCCACGCCGACCGCCTTGGCGGCGCCGAACTCGGACGCCGGCGAGAACCCGAGCATTACCGCTCTGGTCGCCGGCTCCACGGTGATCCCGTTTGTCGCGGCAACCACCGGGCCGATCGCCGACAACACCACAACCAGCGCCAAATTAAATCTGTCGCTCAATACATTCGGGGGCATTATCAGATGGAATGCGGCCCCGACGCAGCAATGGTGGATCGTCGGTAGTGCGGCGACGGGCGGCGAGACCTTGTTGTGGAATTTCACGACGGGCGGCGGCAACACCGCGATCGCCAATGCTCATATTATCTACGAGCCGTATTGAGATGCGCCATGCCACGCTTGCGGGTTATCTTTCTGGCAGGGACGCCGGACGATCCGAACACATGGCAGGCCGCGCTTTGGGCTGACGTTCCGGCTGCGCGCCAGACTTTCTATGCCAACTCCGGCGCCAAGTCGGTGTGGTCGGGCGCGACTGCGACTGATAATACCAACCTGCAAAGCGGAGTAATGGTCGAGACCGTTATTACCCAACGAGTGCCGCCAGGCACCAGTATCGCGCAGATCGAGAACTTTCTGCAGCAGCAGTGGACTAATTACCAAGGTAGCATCAACAACAACAATCCCTGGGTCCATTACGGATCGACCTGGGATGGTACAACATGGACGGTGCTGACCAATGGCTAACAGGACTATTTGGTCATTATCGGGTGCGGGAACCGCCGGACTAACGACAATCTTTTCCAGTATGGGCACGCCGGCGACCGGTAACATGACGGCGGCGTCATCGACCTACAACAATCAAACCAATCTCGATATTTATTGCGATATTGAAATTAACCTCTTGGCGTTATCGCCGGTCGCCCCCGCTTATGTTGCGGTCTATGTTCTCGAAAGCGTAGACGGCACCAACTTCCCGGTGCAGTCGGATGCCGATTTGCGACTGACATCGACGCAACTGCTTTGCGCAATCCCGGTCGGTGTGACAGGCTCGACGGCGCAGCGGGTTGTCGCCCGCAATATCTTGCTGCCGCCAGCCGCCATTCAGTTCAAGGTCGATAATCAGACCGGCGCCACATTTGTCGTTAACAGCACCATGAAACTCTTGGCCTACAGCTATAACAATAACGGCTAAGAAAAATGGCGCGTCGAGCCACTGCTACAAGTGATAATATTGCGAATGCGAATTTTTTGCTTACGACCATAGCGACGCCACTAACATTCGCCACTCGGTTCAAACTCGATAGTGCCGGTGTGGGCACCAGGCGAGCTTTGTGGCGCGACGGCAACCAGACCGGCAGCTACATCGAAGGCACTAATGTTATTAATTGGTTTGTGAATGCCACTTTTATGCCCACAAGCGTAACCACGACGACTGGAGTTTGGTATCACTTTGCTGCTACCGGCACCATGAATGTCACGGCAAATTGGTTGCTTTATGTTAACGGCGCATTGGACACGACCAGTTCTAGCGCCGCTTCTATAGTGACCAATAATGGTCTGAAATTTCTGGGGGATAACTTTAGTCAGAGCACTATGGGCACGCAGGAAGACATGGCTTGGTGGAACGTCCAGTTAACCGCCCCGGAAATCCGCGCATTGGCCTTTGGCGCTCGTCCCGGCGCAATTCGACCGCAGAATTTGTGGAATTGGTATCCGCTCGATGGCTATGGCGCGCCAGCGCGCGACCTCGGCATTATGAAACAAAATGGCGTGCTATCGGGTACGGTCTTTGCCCTTTCGTCGCCGTTTATTACCGGAGCTCCGATTTTTCCCGGTGTGCCGGCGCAGTCGTTTATGATGCCACCGCCACCGCCACCGTTTGTTCTGATGCCGCAAATCCTATGGTGAAACCATGAGCAGGCAATATTTCGGCGATGTCCTGACAGAACCGATCGGTTCCGCTTACACGACGATCGTTGCCACTACCGAGACGGTGCTTATCCCGACTGCATTCACGCCAATCAATGCGATGGAGCCGCGGGCCGGCAAGGTCTACGAATTAACTGTCGGCGGCACTTGCACAACGGGCGCCTCCGGTACGTTGACGATCACTCCGCGCTTTGGCACGACCGTCAGCGGCGTCAGCATTGGCCCGTCATTGGCGCAAACCGTCGTCCCCTCGATTACAACCGCGCCATTTCTGCTGCGCTATTGGCTAACCATTCGCTCGATCGGCCTGACTGGGGCGAACTCAACGGTTGTTGGTTACGGCTATTGGCAATCGCTAGGCGCAATCGCTACCGCGTCCAGCGAGACCGACGTAACTTTCGGCACTGTTGGCGCGGCAGTATCGGTCGATACTTCGATCGCACAAGCTCTATGGATGGGCGTTACCTTCTCGATTGCGCCATCGGTCATTCCCAACTTCCACGTCTGGCGATCGCTTAACTAATGCCCGGCGGCACCGGCGGCCCGCATCGAATACAGGGCGTCGGCTTTTGGGCGCAGCAGGGCTTTTATGGCGTCCAACAAATTGATTACGGGCCGTTTATTTTCCGTCCGTCATTAAAGGGCCTGCCCGAACAACCGCCCCCACCTAATGCGTTCCAGTCTTGGACAGTCAATCCAAGCTTTGCGCTGCAACACACCATACCGCCCACAACGAACGCTGTATTTCGTGGCGTTTGGAAATCGGTACCGGAACAGCCGTTCCGGCCGGAATTTACTTGGATCGAAGCCGGCAACGCTCTAACCGCTCCTGCCGGTTTTATCGTTCGGCAGTCCGATTGGCCGAACCCGATAGCGCCTTGGCGGCTCGATCAGACTTGGACCTTTACTTACAACAAAAATCTAATCGGCCAAGACGCGATGCTGGTCGGCGAGCAACGCTACGAGCTCGCGCCGTCGCAAGTTGTCCCCGAGCAGATCCAACTTCACTCCTGGGCCTGGTCTTACAATCTCAGTCTCGTCGGCAAGGACCGCTTGCCAACGGGCAAACAAAACTACGACTTATCGCCCAAGCAAGTCCCGCCGGAGCAAATCCAACTTCATAGCTGGTCGTGGCAATACAATCTTAATCTGATCGGCAAGGATCAGTTGCTCACGGGTGAGCAAGTCTATGACTTGCCGCCGCGCGATCCTCGTGAAGTACGGACCTGGTCTTGGCAGTACAACGTCAATCTGATTGGTCAAGACCGCTTTCCGACCGGCGAGCAATCTTACGAACGCCCGACGCTGTCGATCCCGCCTGCCGCACCGACCTGGGCGTGGCAATACAATTCAAATTTGATCGGCCAGGATCTATTGCCGTTCCGGCAATTGGATTGGCCAAATCCGATCGCGCCGCAGCAGCCGGCACTGTCCTGGACCAGCCCGCTCAAGGTTTGGCTCACTGCGCCGGCTCTCAATATCAACATCACCCAGTATTGGGAGCGGCCGCAATTGCCGGTGCCGCCGGCGCAAACTTGGACCTGGTCTTACAATCAAAACCTGATTGGCCAAGACCACATGCTGACCGGCGAGCAAATCTACGAGCTCGCCCCATCGCAGAAAATCCCGGAGCAAATTCAACTTCATTCCTGGGCCTGGTGGTACAATCTCAATCTCATCGGCCGCGATCGCCTGCCGAGCGGCGAACAAATTTACGAGCTCGCTCCGCCGACGAAGCCATACGAGCAAACACAACTTCATTCCTGGCAGTGGTCGTACAATCTTAATCTGATCGGCAAGGATCAACTGCCGACGGGCGAACAGACTTACGAGCTCGCGCCGGCACAGAAGCCCTATCGCATCGATCCGACCTGGACCTGGTCTTACAATCTTAATTTGATCGGCCAGGATCGCATGGCCGCCGGCGCGCAGTCGACCGAACTGCCGCCACGCGATTTCGCCCGGCTGTTCCAGACTTGGATCAATGCCGTCAACGTCGCTTTGGTCACGGCGCCGCCGGACCTGTCCAAACAAGTTCATCAGTTTGATTATCCCAATCCGCGCGGCGCCGAGCCGGATTGGCGCCGGTCCTGGGAATTTTCTTATAACAAGAACCTCATCGGCCAGGATCTATTGCCCAATCGGCAACAGGATTGGCCGCTCACGCTGGCGCCCCTCCAGGCGGCGCAGACCTGGATCGATCAAACCAAGATCCTGCTGGTTGGAGCGCCGTTCGTTCAGACCGATTGGCCGGTGCCGCGAGATTATCCGCGGGCGGTACAGACCTGGATCAACACCATTAGCGCTGTAGTGCTCGGCGCCAAGCCGTTCCTGCAAACAGATTGGCCAAACCCGACCGCGCCGTTTCGCGATCCGACGCTCGCTACCATTGCGCGCGGCTACAACCTCGATTTGATCGGCCAGGACAGTCTACCGAACCGGCAGCAGGATTGGCCGCTACCGCAGATCGCGGAATATACTTTGCTGCGCGCCTTCCTGCTGCCGCTCAATATTCCGCTAATGGCGCCGCCGGCATTGCTGCCGCCGCTGTTCATGCGCAACCGGGATTGGCCGGTGCCGTTCGGGCCAATTCAGCCGGATCGCGGCTTTAGCGTGCCGTTTAATCCCAATCTGCCGCCAACCCCGCCGCCGCCAACCGGACCGGCCGTTTACAACAAGCCGATGCTCGCCGGTCCCGGCTATCTCGACGTCATTCCTGGTGAGAAACCGTCCTAAGCGTGCGTTGCCGTCGCCGGCGGCCTGGCGCCACGCTTCCCCGCATGTCTTATCCTTGGCCCCTCGCCAAGCTCGACATCATTGCTCGGGCGCTCGCCTCGACTGGCGATAACGTCGTTGCCGTCGCCAATGACGGCTCGGACGAATGGAACACCACATCGCCGGCTTATGACGATGCCTTGGCCTACATGATGGAAAGCCACGCTTGGGGATTTGCCACGCAAACCATCGTGCTGGCGCCGAGCCCGACGCCGCCGCAAGATACCGATTTCGACACCGCCTATCCCATTCCGCCCGATTGCGTTCATGTCATCTGGATTAAAATCAACGACAATAATCCGACCACATCAAACCAGCCCTTGCTGACCTTGTGGAAGATCGGCGGCACGCCGACCGGGCCGATAATTCTGGTCAATGCTCAGGGCGGGCCGCCGCCGCCGCAACCGCCGCGCACGCCGGCGCAGATCACCATGTTTTACGTCTCCAATGCCGGCGCGCTCACCGACAGCACAATGGGCACTCCGACGCTGGTTCTGGCGCTCAAGGCTTTCGTTACGTCCGGCATTTATCGCGGACTGCACGAGGATACCGCCGAGGCCGACAAATTGTGGATGGCGGGCGAGCAATATTTGCAGCGCGCGCGCACCCGCTACGACCAGCAAAAGCCGAAGCGGCAGTTTTTCAATAGCCGTATCGGTGCGGTGCGTCGGATCCGCAAGCCGTGGCCGCAAGTCGGCATCAATAATTGGGGCTCCGGTTCCGGCGGCGGCACGCCGGGTTAATAGCGAGGGATCATGGCAATCCCGAAAATCATAAATGCCCAACGCGACTTTTCCGGCGGCGAGCTCAACGAGGCGGTCAAGCGCGCCGACGAATTGCCGACCGTGAAATCCGGCGCCCGTCAAATGTTGAATTGGCGCATCGTGTCGTCGCGCGCCCTGGAAAATCGTCCTGGCAAGTCGGCATTGTTTACGCTGTTCGGGTTTGCTGCCGGCCGCGTCGAAGAATTTACCATGCAAGGCAACGTATTTTTTCTCGGCTTTGCCAATGCCAGGATTGGCGTTTTCAGTTCGATGGGCACGTTGATATTTGTCAGTGCGACCTTCACCATTGGCGGCTCGCCGGTCACTATTCCGTGGGTTACCTCAAGTCTCGGCGGCATTGTTTGGGCACAGATCGGCAATTCAATTTACATCGCTTATCCCGACGGCGCGCCGAATAATGTGCCGCAAATATTGGCCTGGGACGGCTTTGCGACCTGGACGCTGACAAGTTACGCCGAGACCGTGCAAAACAATCAAAAATTCACGCCGTTCTATCGGATCTCGCCGCAAAACATCAATCTGCAACCGTCGGGCAATACCGGCTCGGTCACTTTGGCCACATCGGGAAATGTTTTTGTCGCCGGCATGGTCGGCACGCGATTGCGCTATGCCGAGAAGCAGCTTTTGATTACGGCGGTATCAAGCCCGACCCAGGCAACCGCGACCGTCGAAGAACCGCTGCCCTATGCGGAATTGCTGACATTGGGCGGAACCATCAACGGCTTTTTCAATGCCGGCGATGTCATGCGCGGCAGCATATCGGGCGCCGAGGGCATTCTGATCGCATCGGGCCAACAACAAACCCTGAATTTCTCCGGCGCGCCGGTGTTTGGTCTTGGCAATTTTCTTACCGGACAAACCAGCGGCGCCACCGGCGTCGTTACCACGGTCGGCGGCACGAGCGTGGTGGTCAATCTCTGCCATCTTGCGACTTTCGTAAACGGCGAAGTGGTCAACAGCCTCACCACCAGTCAGACGATCACCACGGTTTCCGGCGTTACCATTACCTCGCAGATCATCGTGCAGATTTTGCCGAACGCGACCGGCGACACGATTTATTTTTCCGGCTCGGACGCGATTGCAGGACCGAGCGGCTCGGCGACCTCGCTCACGGTTACTAATGCCACCTTTCCGCCGCAGCCGATCGCGGTTTGGGATAACGAAGTCATAAACTCCTATCGCGGTTATCCGGCATCGGTATTTGCCGATCAAAGCCGGCTTGGCTTTTGCAATGTTCCGGCACTGCCCGGTGCGGTTATCTGGTCGGCGATTGGACTCTACAATGATTTGTTAATTGGCGCGCTTCCCGGCGATGCAATACTTGAGCTCGCGCCCGACAATTCGCAAGTATTCTATGTCATTGCCGGCATGGAGAGCTCGGAATTTGTTTTTACCGATCGGGCAATCTACTACATTCCGATCTCGCCGACGGTGCCGCTCGAGCCCGGCAGTATCGCGTTCAACAAATTATCCGATTATGGTTGTGCGCCCTATGTGCAGCCGCGTCGTGCCGAGCAAAGCATCATCTATGTCAAGGCCGGTGCCCAACAGATGGGCGCGATACAAAATCCCGGCGCTTATTATCGGCCGTATATCGTCGACCATATTTCGGAAATGCACTCGCATTTATTTGCTTCCGGGCCAACGGCGATCGCCATTCCGTCAGGTCCGACGCAATTCGAGGAACAATACATTTACGTGTCGCTCAACAACGGCACGGTTGTGGTCGGCCATTACGTCATGCGGCAGGGCTTGATCGAGCCCGGCGCTGAAGGCAAGCCGGCGGTCGGCTGGTTGCCGTGGAACGGCGCACAACAGGTCGCCTGGGTCGCGGCGCGGCAGAGCGACGTGATTTTCACCTCGAATTATACAATGGGCGGGCTCGTTGAGCGGCTTGATTACAGTCAATACCTCGACGGCGCATTATTTGTGAACAATCTGCCGCCGGCTTTCACGCCGCCAGGCGGCAAGGGACCGCTGTTTGTTTTTCCCGGCCCGAATAGCACTGTGGATCTGATCGATCTCGGCACGCGTTCTATGGGAACCTATCAAGTCGACGCCAACGGTTTTATTGTTCCGCAATTCATCGGTGGCGAGAACTTGGCATCGATGCAACTTGTTGCCGGATTTCACTGGATCGCGACGCTTGAGCTTTTCCTGCCGGGCGCGCAACCGGGCCAGAGTATTCATCAGCGCATGATCCGGCGGCGGATTACGCACATGGCGGTCAACGTGTCGCTGTCGACCGGCTTTGTGATGGCGCGGGCGTTTCCCGGCCCGCTGACGCCGACCTCGCCGGCGCTTGGTACGGTCATGAATGCGCGCCGGGTGCCGGCCTATAATCTTGGCGATGATGCAACACAGCCGGCGCCGTTGCGCGAAGGCGTCGAACGCTGGCGCCCGACCGGCCGCGCTTTCGATCCGCGCGTTGGCATCCTCAAAGATACTCCCGGCTCGTTGCGCATTCACGAAATAGGCATTGAGGTGACAATCTAATGGGCCAGGCAGCAGCAGCAGGGACATCATTAGCCGCGACCGGTTTCAAGATGTACGGCGATTATATAAGCTCGCGCGCCGAGAGCGGCGCCGATGTTTATAAGTCCGAGCTCCTGGAGCAACAGGCGCAGTATGGCGAGCTCAAAGCGACGCAGACCAATGCGCAGATGACGGGAAGGCTCGCAGTGACGCTCGGCCATATCGATGCGGTGCGCGCCGCCGCGCATACCGATCCGACATCGCCGACCGGCGCCGCAGTGCGCGGCATGCGCGAGGAGCTCGGCGAGGAAGCTAAGGGCATTACGGTCGAGAACATCTTGCAGCAGGCACGCACCGACCAGGCCAATGCCGCCTATATGCGCTCGCAAGCCAGTAATGCCTTGCTTTCGGGCGATGTTGCCATGCTCGGCGATGCTTTTGCCGGAGTTTCCGGCGCAATGAAATCAATGCAAGCCTAATGCCAGAAACCCCGCGCCTGGAAATAACCCCGCAAGACATTCCCGAAGCCACTAGCCGGGCGCCGGAGAGCCATATCTCGACCGGCGATATTGTTGGCCCATATCAGCAGCTCGCGCGCGGCATGGACAAGCTCGGCGAGGGTCTCGAGGATATGGCGACGACTTATGCCGAGCGCGCCGGCGCCCAGGCAGTCACCCGCGACGAGCAAGGCAATATCCATGTCGATCGCATGCCGATCTTTGGGCGTGCCGGCGACGCTTATGCGCGCGCGGTACGGGTTGCCGCTTTGGCCGAAGGCGATGGCGCCGCTAAGCGTGCCGACATTGAACTGCGCGAGAAATACCGCGACGATCCGCAAGGTTATCAGAACGCCGCGCAAGCCTACAAAGACGCGACAGTCAAGCAATACACCGCGGCGGCCGGGCCGGAAGTCGGCAACGCCGTCGGCCAGGCGATCGACAATACCACGACTTACACCTATCGCGGTTTGCTCAACGAAAAAGAACGCCTTGATTTGCAGCGCGCGGAAAACTCGATCAAGGCTGGCCGCGAAGATGCCCGCAATGACATGATGGCGCTGGCGCGTGGCGGCGCGCCGGCCGATGGCGACGCCATGCTGCAAGCCGCCAGCAAATACACGACCTTGACCGACGAGCTCGCCCGCAATCCGCGGCTTGCTTACACCCAGGAGGAACGCGCCGAGGACTTGAAAAAACTAACAGGCGATCTCGGCGGTCAGCGTTACCTTTATCACATCGATGAAACTTACAAAGACAAGGGCTACCAGGCTGCGGTCGATGATGCCAAGGATGTTCTCACTAATCCGCGATACAACGGCCTGACCGAAACGCAGCGCCAGCAATATTATGCGCATGCGATGGGCGAAGTCCGTGTTAACGAGGCGGTGCGGCGCCAGGACGTCGGCGAGGTACAGAACCAACTGCGCGATCTAAAAGACCGTGTTGCGCTCGGCCAGGAGGTAACGCCCGACGAAATCAACGGCGTGCGCAATGCGTTTGACAAGCTGCATTATGATGCCGGCGTCGTCGCGGTCGACAACGCATTTCGCAATAAGGATTTGCACGACCAATTCGGGCGCCAGCCATTAGGTGATCAAACCCGGCAACATGCTGCATTAGTTGGCGCCTCGGCGGCGCGCGATGCCTATACGTCGCTATTGCGCCGCGGTTATTCGGAAGCTGCTGCGGCCGGTATTGTCGGCAACCTGGTTGTTGAAAGCGGCATGCGGCCGACCGTGCCGGGCGACCAGGGTACGTCGTTCGGTCTGGCGCAATGGCATGCCGAACGGTTCGATGCGCTCAAGGCATTTGCCGGCAGGCAAGGCAAATCCTGGACGGATCCCGAAACGCAATTAGACTTTCTGCATCACGAATTGCAAACCAGCGAAAGCGTCACTGGCGGCTTATTGCGTACTGCCACTACGCCCGAGCAAGCGGCACAGATTTTCGCCGCCGGCTTCGAGCGGCCAAAGGGCACCGACTATTCACAGCGCGAGGCGGCGGCGCGCTCGATTGTGGCCGGCACGGCATCGGACGGATCCGGTGGGCCGGGCGCGCGATCCTGGGAAATCGCCAATCGCGCCGCCACTATCAAGACATCGGCGACCAGGCAATACGATGCCATCAAGGCCGATTGGGATGCCGGCAAGGGCATTGCCGATCGCCAGGGCTTGCGTGATGTCATCGACGCCGCGCGCGAGACCGACAATGCCGAGCTCGGCGCCAAGGCTGAGGCGCTGGCGCGGGCGCAAGATTTTGTCGACCAAAACAAGCAATTGCCGCTTGACCAACAAGCTCGCAATGAAACCGAAATTCGCCGGCAATTGGAGCTCGGCACCAAGGAATTCGCCGGCGCCGATATGGTGCTCAAGCAATTGCAGGCCAAGACCGAGGCCATTCAGAAAGGAATAGAGAAAGATCCAATCGCCACTGCGGTCGGCAATTTCCCCGAAACATGGAAAACGCCGGCGCCGCTTAATCTATCGGATCCGCGCCAGTTTGCCATCGGCCTGGCGCAGCGCGCGCAAATCGCGCAAGGCGCAGCGAATAATTGGCGGGTACCGCCATTGTCGGTGCTCGACGAGGCCGACGTACAAACCGTCAAGGCGGCATTAGCTAATCCCGATCTCGGGGTGAAAGCTTCGATTTGGAGTGTGCTCGCTACCATACCGGAGCAAAACCGCAGCCCGACCTTCGAGAAAATCGCCAAGGGCGATCCCAATGCGCTGGCTGAGGCCGGCGCCGGCTCGATGATGGCGACCGATCCCGAAATGGCAAAGTCGATCATGGCCGGCCTGCAAGTCATGGCCCGCAATGATCACGGCATTCTCAAGCAATTCGAGCCCAAGCCCGGCGGCGCCGAGGGCTATGATGCGGATTTATTTAAAGCGCTACCGCCGACGGCTTATGGATCAGAAACGCGGCTCGACCCGACCGGCAATTATGCCAAGGTCGATCAAATGATCAAGGCGCGCTATGCCTACCTGGCCGCGAACGATCCGAAGGGCGCCGAATATTCAAGCGCGCGGCTCAACCAGGCGGTCGCCGATGTAACCGGCGGCACAGTGCGATTGAACGGCGCCAAGACCGTCGCGCCGGCGCCTGGCATGCCGCAAGCGACGTTCGACGGCATCATGCAAGGCCTGACCGATCGAGATTTGCAAGGCGCCACCAATTTGAACGGCGTGCCGTTGACGGCAAATCTGTTGCGGCAAATGGGACACCTCGAGGCGATCGGGCCAGGCCGCTATAATGTCAATCTTGGCGGACCGGGCGAGAAACCGATTTATGCCTTTGCTGGTTGGGGCGACACGCCCGAGAGTGCAGCGCCAGGCGGCCCGCGCAAATTTGTGCTCGATCTGACCGGCCGGCAACCGGCGCCGCCGCTGATGGCACAGCCGATCCCATTGGGCGGAATTGTCCAAGGAGCTCGCCGGCTTATCGGCGCACAGGGCTTGCGCGAAATACGCGGCGCCGATCAGGCCATCGTACCCGGCGGGATCCGCGGCTAATGCTTTGGGATGACGAGGAACGAAACATTGCGCCGTCGGTCGTAACC